TCTTGAGAAGAGTGAAGCTGCATCCATCGCTTCTTCAGCATCATCTCAAATAAACACAATGTTTCTATTTTAATTATATCAGAGTGATATAAATCGTATAAGAAAGTACTTCTGGTTTTGAACAGGTCTGTAAAATCCCAACTCTTGTCTTCAGCCTGATCAAGAATCACTTTACAGTCTTCTGAAAACAAATAGCTAAATGAGTCAAGTCTTCCTTGCCACTCTTTATAAACAGAGTCTTTCATTTCAGTTGGCCACGTATTCTCCTTTAAAAAGTTAGAAGTATAAAAACCAATTAAGTCATTAAGATTTGGATATGTTCGTGCTATCTTCTCAAAGAAGTAACGCTCCTTTTTCATTTCAAAAGAGCTAGGGTTTACCCTTGTCTTAAAGTGATATTTGACTGCATTAAAGTCTGTATTGAAATGCAGCCTTATCGCATTATATAGTTTGTATGCTTCGAATCCGTTCACTTTTTCTTTGCCACTTCTTCAAATGTTTTGCAACGATAATCTTCTATAATACCATAATCATCTTTGCTTACTGAATAGTTATAACTAATTTTCTTTTTGTTATACTTTTTACCACCCATTTTAGATTCTATTTTCCTAACAGCTTTAGGTGGAATGAAAAAGTAATCTACTTTATTGGGTGAATATTCATTTGAAACCACACACCTTAGTGCGCCCTCCTTAGATTCAGTTCCAGTGATTGTACCTCTAACTGTAACTGATACACTTACCGATGAAGTTTTACAATCAGACTTATCGCATTCATAATCATAGGGCAAGTTTTCTGGCCCCACCCATTTAAGATCGCCGACTTTAGCAATAGCCTTTTCAACCAATCGCTCAATGTTCAAATCTTCTGGGTCAACATTTTCATATCCTGGCAGAGTGTCTTTAATAACTTTTTCGTATAATATTTGATTCTTACTCATAATTAAAATAGGGTTGATGTATTTGATTTTACTATGTTGCGTTTAGTTGCTTCGACTTCTAATTTATTTTTTAGTGGTCCTTTCTTAATAAGTTTGGCCACATCTTCTGGCTCGAGCTCTCTTTGTTCACATACTTCAATAATTGCTTCTGTATATGTCATGTTATCGCTTCTTACTAGGAACTCTACTTTTTCGATAAGCTCTGGTAATGTAAGCTTAGTTTTAATTGTTGGTTTTTGTTTAGCCATTAGTTATCTCTTTCTCGCGTGAGCATGTGTTGAAACAAAGTCATACACATTGTGATATTGTTCGATCTCCCATTCACTTGGAATATTCGTAACATTGTTATGCCATTTTAGTTGTCTATGCTCACATACATCATTGTGGTGCAAGAGCATAAAGTTGCCATATAAATCCCATTCACTAAACGAAGACTTTGTATTGGTATCGATTGAATTAAGTAAAGCGTCAAGAAAAGTAGAATCATGTTTAGACTCGATGCTACTTATAAGCTCTTCCATATATGTTTTGTTAAACATCATGTGATGTGATATCATAGAGAAACCACAACTTCTAGAATCATATAGCTTATTGTATGTTTCTAAGTATGGTCGATGGTATTCTTTTACCTTTAAGTATTGAAACTTATTAGTATTAAATTCTACTGGTCGAGTAAAGATAGTATCTGCATCTAAACATAAATATGATTCACTCAACTCTTCAATTACTCTGTGTGAGAATAACTTAATTGTTTGCTGAAATAGCCAACCAAATCGTCCTGGCCGATTAGAGTTTTTAAGTTTCTCTTTAATCTTCTCAATGTCTGAGTATTCATTGTAATCATAATCTAAAACAAATGTAACATTGGGGTTACCATAGCCAGCCACTAAAGCTGGAGTCACTACAAATATTTCATTATAATTTAAATTTTTCTGTACACCCTCAATAACTAGATTTAAAGTATCAAAGTCTTTAGGGTGACAGGGTATAATAACATCAAATTTATTTTGCATAGATCAATAGTGTATGTTCATTGATTCGACCATTAGGAATCATAACTTTTGTTTTAGTTGATTCTTTAATGGAGTCGATACCTTTGATCACATCTTTCTTTTTTAGTTGTTTAAATAGATCGTCTTTAATATTCTGACGAACTGTAAAAGTATAACTCTTATCTGCGTCAAAGTCTTTTATACTTGCGCCTTTTACGGATAATCCATTTCGAGTAAGAGCCTGATACTTAGATACCTTTTTAGTCTTTACATTATACGTATAAAGACTCATGGCTCCACATATTCGAACTGGTGGTACAGACTTTGCGTCATCGTTATCAACTAGATACTTTAAGTCTTTAACTTGTTGAATAGCTGGCTTGACTTTCTTGACTCGAACAACTGCTTTCTTATGAGCCTTTTCATATTTAGCTACATCATCCTTCATCTTCTCAAAAGTTCGAATCCATTTGTTCAGTTGTACTTTAGTCAAAAATGAATATGACTCTACACACTGTTCGCATTCACCAGTCTTTGCGTCATACATATCTACCAATAGATTATCTAACCAGTCAGTTACAAATTTACATCCTTTAGACGGGATATTCGCGCCACTCAAAAGAGACGTAACAAGAACAGGTTTTACATTAGCATAATCATCTACCCACTCATCAAGAGCCCAGTCAATATGACAGATTACTTCTGAATAAACCTTTTCTTCGAGTCGTTTCATTGGCGGAATTATAACTTTCTTTGGTTTAGTGGATTCCACCTCTGTCGTTTTCTTATCAAGCTTGTGCATGTCAACATATCGTACCATTGTCGATATTTTACTATCAACAAACTCGGTCATTGTTTGACCTTTTGTTGTGACAACATCAGGCATCCCCATAATTAGCATTCGAGCGACTTTACCTTCTGTAACCAATGGAACATCTTTTGAAACATGTCGTACTTTTTTAATATCTTCAGCTTTCCATTTATCATTATAAGTGGCCATGTACTCCATAATTATCTTATGTAAGTCATCACGATCAAGATAATATGTATAAAAGTTCATTGCTCGAAGCATCTTATCATTTATTTCTTCAGTAGTCGCATTTTCTAAATTAGACCACTCTGGCTCTGGTCCTGTATGTTGATCGTCATACGCATTAACCATTCCGTTTTTGTTGAATTTTCTTCCTTTACTCATAATATAATATATCCTATCCTATTTTGTTAAAAATGTCAATCATAAATTTTACCATCTATGTTATCAAATTGATGTTCATCTGCCTCTTTGTATAATTCATTGACTTCATCTAATGTAACTGATGCACCTGAACCAACTTCTTGTCGAGTGACAAAGTACCCAAACCTTTCGTGAAATTGTATCATGCGAAGTATCAATTCTTTACTTGGCCTATATGGAGTTATATCGAGCAGATGTTGGTTTCCGTCTGGTGACGTAACTTCCGTAAAAGCTTTTACGTTATCTTCTTCAAAGTCATGCTCAATACTAACATGATATAATCCTACATCGTATTTTTCGTCTACCATTTGTCTGTCCAATCATCTTCGTCTGCTAAATCTTTAAACCACTCACCAAATATTGGTATTACAATCATTATTAAGCCAGCTACAATCAACCCTATAGTCATTAAATTATTCATCTGGCAATAGCTTTCTAATTTGTGAAGGTGAAAAACCTTCTGATTCTAAAAGCTTACAAACATCATACTTATCAACATAACCATAAACATCGTCAGTTGGATTTGGTCCGAGCTCGGGTATCTTACCCCAATCATCACCTTCCGTAAAGTAAGCCACTTCATAAGAAAAGTATGGCCCTTGGTTATGTTTAGGGTGACAATAGTGAAATTCACTCGCCTGTACTGAGAGGAATCCACCACGCTTTGGCAATGGAATAGCCGGATTGGCGTCTTTCATTTCTGGTATTTTTAATTTACTCATAAAGTTTTAAATATTTCGTGGGCTTCTTCTTCACTATGTGCGGTCTTTCCATTTTCAAAAACATACTCAACACTATAATGGTTCGAATCACCTGAACGCATCGCTTCAGCATTAGGAAATATCCAAGCATGTTTGTAACGCTTTAGTCCTTGACGTAAGTCTTCAGTTCCGCTATGTCGCTCTCTTACGATGGTGCCATCTTCACAAATGGCTAAATATGTTCTGTCTTGCCAAGGTTCCCAAAGGGTGTTTTCATGCCATTCTGAATAATCTTCGATGCTAATAATACTCTCCTCTGAATACTCACTTGAGTACGCAATGGTATTGTTAATCACCCCGCTCGAAACAGAATCAGCAGACCCATAAACGACGTAGGTTTCTCCACCCTTGTTCTTCCAATACTGAGGACATTCCCCAGTTCCGTCCCAATCGTGGGAGCCATAGTTTTCGCGATATTGTGTTTGTACTATTTTTTTTGCCATAATCTAACCTTTTTTATTATTATTAACCTTAATTCTCTTATATTATAGTATATTGATACCCTTTTGTCAAGAACAAAAATGCATTTATTTGAAAAATATATGTTTGCCGATCTTCACGGTTTGTGTCATACTAGGAGCCCAATAAGGCTCGTCGATGTAATCAGCATAATAGTGATCAGCGCCATTAGTATAATTAGTCTTTGTTCCAATGACATTGTAAGCAATCTGCCAACGTGGATGTTTCTTTGCTTTAGCGATATTGGCTAGAACATCTGCCTCGTTCCAACAAGAGAATTGCCACTTCTGTAAACAGACTTGAGCCGGAGTCTTATTTCTCTTTTTTGCCCTAGTCATAATGACTTCATAGACTGCCTCAAGAGCTCCTTCGTGGTATTCACCGCCAGCTTCAAGAATAATAGTCGTAGCCACAATATCATTTGCGTGGACATAAACAGTCTCACCTTTTGCGTGATGACTCCAAACGAGGAGTAGTGATAATAAAACTAATGTTTTAAAAACGAAATCTAATATAACCTTTATCATATGTATATTATAGTATATTGATAGCTCTTTGTCAATAAAAAAAATGCTAAAAAATGCTTTTTTTTTAAATTATTTTCAGTTTAACATATGCCCCAAAATGCTCTATAAACACTTCAATTGCATCATCTATCCCACTATCTGCAAGAGATGTAATGCGTTCCTTGAGGCTTTTCGATGCATTGGCTTCGTAGCTTAACCATCCAGTATAAATGTTTGTTAGGTTAAGCAGAATGTTCAATGTATCGATTTTGTTTGATTTGTCAATTTTAACTGTACAAGTTTCAATCATTTAAAAATGTTCCCATCAATTCTAGCTCTTCGTTGATGTCGTCATAAGTAGGAGCAATAGCCTCAAAGTTGACAATCTCATCATCACTGATTCCGTCTTCTGATGCCATTAGCTCATTGTTTATTTTTTTAGTTTCTTTTGCGTCTTTTAATTTTGGTTTTGCCATGATATTATTCTCCTATAAATTTTTACCCGATTGCTTGGTTTGAGTTATAACTATCAATCTTATAGTAATATCCGTCAGCGTGTGACGCATCATCTAGTGAAATACAAACACAATATGGCCACCTGCCAGATTTAGTAAGATACTTATATCGATTTGGATTGTTCTTTCCAAGTCGACCCTGTAACTTTAGTCGTATTCCAGTTCCACGAATAGCTTTA